GCTTGAACACTTCAGGCCGGGGAACATGAGCGAGACTGAATACATTTCTCAAATTCTCTCTCAATGTATCGACCTTGTTAGAAAACATAACGTCCATCTGTGGCTCGTTGCTCATCCCGCGAAGATGCAACCGGATAAAGACGGAAAGCATAGGGTTCCGACCCCGCGAGACATTGCCGGTTCTGCTCATTTTTGGAACAAGGCTGACAACTGCGTAACGGTCTACAGAGACTTTCTTAAAGACTCAAACGAGGTCGAGATTCACGTTCAGAAAGTGCGCCATAAGCACATCGGAAGAATCGGCTTGGCGACTCTGGCTTACGACCGCGTGACCGGACGCTATGCCGGTATCCCTGATTTAAACATAGTCCGTGATTACAAGATGGCAACCGCAGGAGATGAGCCGCTATGACCAAAGAGGAAAGACGCGAAGCTATGCCCTTGTCCAGCGCCTTTATAGACGAAATGCGGAGTTTATTTGGCGAAATCACCGCAATTTCTGCGGAGGAAAACGGACATACGGTGAAGTGGGGTGAGGATTGGAAAGACACTCAAGAGGTGCAATCCAAATGCTAAACGACTATTGGGATGCTATCGACGCGATCACCGTTCAAAACTTAAGAGATTGGAGAGAGCAATTTAAAAAGGATTTAAAAGACCCAAAGCCAATGGTTTTTGAAGTAGACGCGAAGGCAGATAAAAAGATCATCCGTAGAAAGATCAAAGCGATTACCGAAATCTTGGAGTATGCGGTTTATGAAGCATAAGACCATCGGGAGCCTTAAAAAAACGGCATGGGATTTACTCTCAAAGATCGTCCGTTTAACGCACTCCGATGAGGGCGGAACTTGTGAGTGTTACACCTGCGGGAAGCTGCTTTTTTATAAGGAAGCCCAAGCGGGTCACGCAATACCTGGCAGAACCGGCTCGGTTCTTTTGGATGAAGAAATCCTTAGACCTCAATGCGTAGGCTGTAATGTTTTCGGTCGCGGCCAGTATCACATTTACACCACGAAACTGATTAAAGAGAAGGGCATGGATTGGTGGGAAAAAAAGTTAGTAGAGGCAAGGCAGTTAAGAAAGTGGAGCAGGGTAGAGCTAGAGGAAACGATTAAAAGTTACCGTGAACGACTTAACCAACTGGAGGCAACATGAAATCACTTGAACGCTTTGAACTCGTTATGAAGGGCTTGTCAGAAGGAAAGACTAAATCAGCCATAGCTAGAGAAATGGGCGTAACCCCGGCGCTAATCTCTCAGACGCTAAAGAAACACGCGCCAATGGTGGCGGGTGCGCCTGTGGAAGCTCAAGAGGTTGTCGAACAGCAAGCCGCTTAAAAAAGGGAATCCCAATGAATTTTCGTGAATGTTACGCAGCAACCGGATTTGCAAGCCTTGAATGGTCGGACATTAGCGAAAGACCGATTGACCGTGTAGCCGCTGCGGGTCTGTGTAAAGACCCATTGGGAGTCCTGATCTGGAAAAGTAAATACTGCCTTGAGTCCGTGGCCTACAGGGAGGCTCAAAAACAGTTAAGCGAAAGACTTAAAGATAAATACCCGCTAGAGGCCGGTTTAATTCTCGACAAGTTAGCGGAACAGTGTTTAAGGGAATATTTAAGCGATAAATGCAAATCTTGTCATGGTGCTAAAGAAATGATTGTAGGAGCCCGCAGGATTACGTGCGAGGTCTGCTCAGGATTCGGTATACGGCGCTGGACGGACTTTGAGAGGGCTCGGGGAACAGGTCTAGCTATCGGGCGCGTTAAAACGCTTGAGCGTAAATTTAGCTGGACGATTAATTTACTTTTAACTTTAGACGCTGAAGTTAATCGACAGATTGAGTTTTACTTGGGGAGGAATGATGCCAGCTAACAGAAAACTACATTTCTGCGATCACATCGAAAAGAATATAGACATTAAGACTTTGGATGAGTTGGCCGATGATCTGGGGATAACTAAACAATGCGTCCACCACTACGTTAAGACTTACGGGATTAAGAAACGTATTAAAAGCATGACCGATGCAATGCGGGAAATCAGGCGATTAAGACTGCTTGTTCCACATGAAACCTTGACGCAAGTAAACTAGAAGTTGTTGCGCTCCCTGAACCTACGGTTTATAAAGTAGTCGTAAGTAAGACCGTCTAACCCCAAGTCGGTCAAACGCGATGAAAATGGCGGGAGCCTTCGGGCAGCAACCGCTTGATGTGCGCGTAAAGGGTTCCACCTCTGATGATGGAACTCGTCTTGAATTTAAGAATTTGGCGCTGTAAGACTGACCGCGCTTCGGCTGGTCTGGTCATAATTAATCGGGAAATCCGCCAGTCAGGAATAAAGTTAAATCCTGTTCGCCCGACGCTAAATAGCCGAAAGACGGATGCTTGGGCGGTTTAACATGAAGTGCCGTGATCGCGGCCACCACAACAATCCAAGACGCAGACGAGTAGGCATTATCTGACTTAACGCCTAATAAACTAGGCATTCCCAAATAGGGAACTATCTACCCGCTTAATTGCGGGTTTTTTATGAGTCCTTCAGCGAGCGCCCACCGACACATTCTCTCCCGATTGCTTAAAACGCAAAAGTCGGCTTCGGGCGCTCACTAAATGACTCTCATCAAAGTTAAAAAGCACGAAGGGATTAAATGCCCTCGCTGCTGGCAATACCACTACGTCAGAGATAACCACGACTGTCTCTGTGATAGATGCCAACACGTTTTAATTAACGACTTCCCCGAACACGAATCAGTTCCTTTCATTAAAGACTCTTTAGAGAAGCAAAGGATTAAACATGGCTTTCACTCAAGCACAACTACAGACTGAACTGGATACAGCGGTATCAGGACTTAATTGCGTTATTACTAAATTTGACGCTACAGCTTCCGCATCTTTTACAGACGTAGCCGTTCAGAACATGAACACCTCTGCTCGAAAGACCGGGATTGTCCAGGTCGCTCAGAGTAATACCGCTGCTCAAGCTGCTGCCGCGATTCTGGCCGCGCTTACGTAATGATTTATGGCTGAAAGACTGCGTAAAACTCACCAAGAGGATATTAAATCCAAGATCAAGGTGAGCAACATTATCGACCGTTTAGAAAAGCACATTAACGGCGAGATTGAACTAACGACTACGCAGGTCACATCAGCTCGTATTTTGCTTGATAAAACAATGAGTAACGCCCCGCAAGATCAAACTATAGAGCATAGCGGCACTGTCGGCTTTACGTGGCAGAAGTAATAGTAATTCCATATAAGCCTAGAGACGCTTTCTGGCCTTTACACGATAGGACTGAAAGATGGGCTGTAGTAGTAGCTCATCGAAGGGCTGGCAAAACGGTCGCTTGTGTTAATGAGTTAATCAAAGCGGCTTTAACTGATACGCGCAAGGGTCAGCTATACGCATATTGCAGCCCCTATTACGCGCAATCTAAAGCTGTAGCTTGGCAATACATCAAAGAGTTTTCAGAGGTTGTTCCAGACCGATTAGTTAATGAGTCTGAATTAAGGGTTGATTTTCCTAATGGGAATCGAATCCAGTTATTCGGGGCTGATAACGCTGATCGAATGAGGGGCTTGGCGTTTTCGGGGATTGTTGCCGACGAATACGGAGATTGGAAGCCTTCGGTGTGGGGATATGTTGTAAGACCAGCCCTAGCTGATAGGGGCGGTTGGGGAATTCTCATTGGAACCCCCAAAGGGCGTAATCAGTTCTTTGAGATATACGAACACGCGAGGCTTAGTAAAGATTGGCTGGCTTTAAAGATTACCGCCAGTGAATCGGGTTTATTGCCTGAGAAAGAGTTGGAGGCACTTAAATCCGAGCTGACCGAGGACGCGTGGCGGCAGGAAATGGAGTGCGACTTTGACGCGGCGCTACCTGGTGCGATCTTCGGTAAAGAGCTATGGAGCCTTGAACAAGAGGGCAGGGTTAAGAAAGACCTCTACGACAAGAATCTAAAGACTTACGCGGTCTTAGATTTGGGCTTTAGTGATGACACGGCGATCTGGTGGTTTCAAGTCAACAAAGAATTACGGTTGATTGACTGCTATTCCGCGTCAGGGATGCCTATAAGCCACTATCAAGAGGTCTTGAAGGGTAAGCCCTACACCTACGGGGATTGGCTCTACCTACCGCATGACGCGAGGGCTAAGAGCCTACAGACCGGACGAAGCATAGAGCAACAATTCTCAGCTTTAGGGTGGAAGCCTCGGATAGTGCCTGAGTTGGGTTTAATCGACGGAGTTCAGGCTGCGCGATTAACTCTTTCTGATTGTTACTTCGATGAAACCTGTAGAGAGGGGATTGAGACTCTTAAACAGTATCAACGAGAGTATGACGAAGAAAAACGATGTTTCAGGGATAAGCCTAGACACGATTGGACTTCTCACTACTCGGACGCTTTCAGATACGCCTGTTTAGTGTGGCGCGAGGAAATGAAGCCTAAAGAGAAAGAGCCGCCTAAGTTCAAGGCTGGTGTAACGATTGACGGTATCAAGGTCGGAGTGACCGTAACCGAGTTAATTAAAGAACACAGAAGAAGGAAAGAAAATGAATAGCGGACAACCAGTAAGACTGACCTCAACTAACGCCATTTCTTTGCAAGCAGGGCATTTGATTGGCTTTTACGTGGCCTCTACAACCTTGGGAACTATTGTCTTGAGGGATGGCGGGGCAAGCGGAACGCAAGTCACTGGAACGATTACCCCTGCGGTTGGTTGGCACTTTCTTAATATTGAGTTCTCTACGAGCGCACACGCGACCATCGGCGGAACTCTTGATGTGACGTTTGTATTCGCTCCGTAATGGAAGAACTTAGCTCTACCTCAGTCGAGAAGCCTTCTGATATTGAGAAAGACCCGAAGGGGGTTGTTCGTCGGTGGGTTTTAGAATGGGGTCTTGCTGATAAACGCGAGAAGGATTGGAAGAAAGACGCAGACAGGATTCTCCGCAGGTATAGACAGAGGGATGCTAAAAAGCACTCGTTTAACATTCTCTGGTCGAATACCGAGACTCTAGCCCCTGCTGTTTATAACTCTGTTCCGAAGCCTGACGTTCGCCGTCGATTCAAGGATGAAGATACTGTAGGTAAGGCTGTATCTCAGGTTATGTCTCGTAGTCTTGAATTCGGCCTAGATACCACGGACTTTAATCACCAGATCGAGTCTTGTGTGTTGGATATGCTTCTGCCTGGACGCGCTGTTGCTCGTGTCCGGTATGTTCCTTCTTTAACTCAAGTGGGTGTGACTGAAGAAACCCATGAGGAAGGCGCAGAACAGCATGAATTGGGCGGTGAAGCCCTTGAGGGATATGAGGAAGTCGAATGGGAACAAGCCCCTATTGAACATGTTCAATGGGATGACTTTAGACACGGATTTGGTAAGTGTTGGGATGAGGTTCAATGGGTAGGGTTTAAACACAGACTGACCCGTAAGGAACTAGAAGAAAAGTTCGGTGAGATTGGTTCTTTAGTCAAGCTCGACTCCACGGACGATGACGAGATCGAGAAGGAAAAGGACGATAAAGTATCCAATTCCTTCAGGACTGCGGAAGTGTGGGAGATTTGGGATAAGGATAAACGTGAAGTCTTGTTTATCGCCAAGAACCACAAGGAAGAACCGTTACAGACTATCCCTGACCCGTTAAACCTTCAGGGCTTCTTTCCTATCCCGCGCCCTCTGTATGCGATAGGCGACCCGTCTAGTCTTATCCCCGTTCCTTTGTTTGAGCTTTATAAGGAACAAGCGGAAGAACTGGACACTATCTCGACCCGTATTAACAGGCTGATTAAGGGTCTGAAGATGCGCGGTATATACGACGCGACCCTATCCGAACTCTCAGAATTGATGAGGGGTGAGGATAACGACCTGATACCGGCTCAGAACGTCACGGCTTTGTTGGAGCGTGGCGGTCTTGAAAAAGCTATTTGGTTCATGCCGATTGAGCAGTCTGCCAATGTCCTTAAAATCTTGTATGAGCAGCGGGAATTAACCAAGCAGGTTGTTTACGAGATTACAGGGATTGCTGACGTAATCCGGGGCGCTAGTAACGCCCAAGAGACTGCTACGGCTCAACAGATTAAGGATAAATGGGGTTCGATGCGTCTGCGGAAGATGCAAGCGGAAGTTTCCCGTTTCATTCGTGATCTGATTCGTATTCAAGCTGAAATCATTGGTGAGAAGTTCTCTTACGAGACTCTTAAAACCATGACCGGGGTTAAGTTGCCGACCGACCAAGAGGCTCAGATGATGGCGGTTCAGGCCCAACAGCAAGGACAGCAAGCCCCTCAAGTCATTACGTGGGAGCAAGTCATTCAGGTTATGCGGGATGACAAGCAAAGAACCTACAAGATTGATATTGAGACTGACTCCACTGTAGCCGCTTCGGTAGAGGGCGATATGCAAGCCCTTCGTGAGCTGCTTGGGGGGATTACTGAGCTTGTTACTGGTCTTGGCCCTGCGGTTCAATTGGGCGCTATGCCTGTAGATGCTCTTAAAGAGCTTATTCTGGTTGTGTGTCGTCGGGCGAAGATGGGCAACGCTGTAGAGGATGCTTTCGACAAGATCAAGCAACCGCCTCCCCCCGCACAAGAACAACAACCGCAGGACAATTCCCTACAGGTTGAGCAGATCAAACAACAGGGCGAACAGGCTAAATCTCAGTTTGAGGGTCAACTTAAACAGATGGAGCTCCAGCATCAATCTCAGTCTGAGCAGCAAAAGACCGAAGCTCAAGCGATGATTGAAAAGTATAAGTCTGACCGTGATGCAGAACTAGAGGCTCAGAGGCTTGAGTTTGACCGATACAAAGCAGCACTAGACGCAGAAACTAAAGTATTGGTAGCTCAGATTTCAGCCGAAGCCGGAGCGCAGCAAGCGAAGATTTCCGCAGAGACTACTTTGCAAACAAAGGCAATGGACAGTGAAAACTCAAAAACCGAGAAAAACGACGCAGAGGGTAAGGAAGAAACCGGACAAGCCCTCGCTGTCGCTATTGAAGGATTTACTACAGCGATTCAAGAACTTCGTAAACCAAGGACGGTAGTTAGAGACAACAGCGGTCGAATCGCTGGCGTTCAATAAGGAAAAACAATGCCTAAATCAACCCCCACTTGTAATTCAATCGTTAATCTGATGTATCGGGCTACGGCTTGGTCAACGGTTGCCGATAATGCCGCGTCTACTCCTATTACTAATACTTATGTAGGACTTCACACGGCAGACCTGACCGCTGGAACTAACCAGCAGTCTCAGAACGAAACGGCTTATACGAACTATGCCCGTCA